ATTACATACCATAAAGAGTTTGGGCAGGTTGCGAGTCAGACAATTAGCTATAAAATGATTTGTTAGGGGGTGACATGGGCGCGAAAGACTACCAAGTTTCTGGAGACCACTACGCCAACAAAGCTATCCAGCCGATAGATTACATACTCGCTAACGGCCTTGGGTTTTGTGAGGGTAATGTCGTTAAGTATGTTTCCAGGTGGAGAGATAAGGGTGGGCTAAGTGACCTACTCAAAGCGAAGCACTACATTGAGTTTCTAATAGAGGAGTGGGAACGTGATTGCGATAATGATTTGTGATGACTGCGATGTCCAGATGCAGGAGGTCTTTACCGCATCGGAAAATTTTAAGCTCAAGGGTTGGATGTGTGAGTCCTGTTTACACTTCGCGCCAGCCATCGGTCGAGAGAGGGGGTACACAAAGGATGACTTTGAAGAAAAAAACAAAGACGATAGCCGGGTTGGTTGAGGACGCGGCAACACTTCTCCAGCGCATTGTAAGGATGAATGCGGCAGATGAGAGCGGATACTGCCAGTGTGTGACTTGCGGCAAGGTAGGCCACTGGAAAGAAATGGACGGCGGTCACTATATATCTCGGACCTATACTCAGCACAAACTCCTCGAGGAAAACATTCACCCCCAGTGTAAGGGCTGCAATCGCTTTGGTCATAAGTGCCACGATGACTACGCTCGCTATATGCGGGAGACCTACGGCTCGGAATTTGTGGACTGGCTTTCTGATACCAAGCGCCAAACTAAGAAGTATTCACGCCCAGAGATCGAGGATTTGATTGCCGAATTGAAGGCTAGAGAAAAAGAACTGAAAAAAAACCTATAAAAAGTAAACTAATTAGTTGACACCTATAGTTAGATTTGCGATACTGTCTTTGTCGGGTGAGGGAGCCCACTAACTGGAGAGGGAAGCACAATGACAAACTTACAATTTTCAGAAATCATCAACATTATGTTTGACCAAGATTGCAGTATTGAGACAGCTTGCGAGCTACTTGGCTACAACAACAAAACGCTGAAGCAGGCGATCAATCGTTACATGGAAATCATGGCCGCGTAAGCGGTTCTTACTGGAGGGTAAGAAAATGAGTTATCAAATCAAAACAATCCAAAACCTAACAGGCTTATCAGTTGAAGAGTGCAAAGACATTGAATTAAACATTTTTGTAGACTGGTCAGAGGATAGCTACGCTACGATCAAACAGGCAATTCAAGATTATCAGAACATGAGCGCACTAGAAGCCAAAATGGCTGCGCTTGGTTTATAGGCTGGAGGGTAAGAAAATGCAAAATCAAATACAAACAGCATCAGATATGCTCAACTGCCCGTCTATCACAGAAGACGTTAGAGGAACTCTTTATAGTTTATGGGATTCTGCTTTTGACGCACTAGATGAAGAAAAAGAAGAACAAGCCAATACAATCCTTTTAGAGTTGCAAGCCGTATGGGCGAAGCACTCAACATACACAAACTAAATGCCTACGTTAAGTATTAGCTTTTCTGGTGGGCGCACTAGCGCCTACATGGCAAAGTGGCTTTTAGATAACAAGTCGAACGAATATGACTTGAATTTCGTGTTTGCTAACACTGGTGCAGAACACGAAAAGACCCTCGAATTTATTGATCGATGCGACAACGAGTGGGGATTAAACCTGACTTGGCTGGAGACCGTGGTCAACCCTGAGAAGGGTAAAGGCTCTACATATAAAATAGTGGACTATCAAAGCGCCAGTAGGAAGGGAGAGCCATTTGAGGCAGTGTGTGCGGTTTACGGGTTAAGCAACCCAGACTTTCAGCCTTGTAATAGAGAGATGAAAACCGTGCCGATGGACAAGTATCGAAGGGATTATTTTGGGCGCGACTGTCAATTGGCAATTGGTATTCGTGTGGACGAAATAGATCGAATGAATCCCCGCGCAAAAGATCAAGGCATTGTTTACCCATTAGTAAGCTGGCATCCAACAACCAAGGCAGAAGTCAGGCATTGGTGGGCCGATCAGCCGTTTGATCTTGAGATACCAGAACACATGGGAAATTGTGTTACTTGCTGGAAAAAAAGCAATCGCAAGCTCTATACAATCGCAAAGCATGAGCCACACAGATTCGCCTTTTTTAAAAGAATGGAAGACGAATATGGGCTCGCAGGGGCGCAGTCTAACAACGAAAAGCCTCGCAGGTGGTTCCGGGGCTATCAGTCGGTTAACGACATAATAGCAAGAAGCAAGGAGCCATTTGTTGAGTTTAGGGATCATGTTCCAGAACTACAATTTAAACTAGATCTTGATGAATCAAACGGATGCGAAGAAAGCTGCGATGCTTTTAGTTAAAAACTTAATAATCGGAGGGATTATGAACAATCAAGAGAAGAGATTAACCGCAATAATCATGGCACTGCTATTTGCACTGCTCGCCCTTGGTATCGCTGGCACTGGTGACATCGAAGCTGAAGAAGATAGCGCCAGGCTTTATACCGAGATGGTATGTAAGGGTCACTGGCCGGATTACGAAAATAGGAATCCAAGCTGTGGATGATATACTAATAGCGTTACAAGCGGCCCATTTAAGAGCTAATGCAACAAACAAACCGATGGCTATAACGGACGACCTAAGTGTCCAAGAGGTAACAATTTATACGGAGAGTAAGGCGATTGAGATAATTCACCCGCTAAGGAGAGACTATGTACGTTCTAGAGATGGTCAACGCGAGAACTTTGCAAACTGAGTATATACTCGGCGTATATACAGACAACCAACACGCTGAGTATGCTGGCTGGGTAGAGGAAGCGGTAGCGCCACCCGGCTTATGCCCAAGGATCAGTTGGTTTGAGCTTGATTACATTGACCCGGTAAAGCAGGATGCGTTTGAAGACTTCATTGATGACCAGTAAATGAAGAAGCGCTTGATAGTTTGGTATGCAGCGGTGATCTTGATACTGTCATCGTTCGTAATGTACGGCATTAGACTCGGAGCTTGGGTGTCATGAAGCACTACGACCACGCAGAGGTTAAGTTTAACGGTGGGACGGGCGCGTTACTTTGCAACGGCTGCTCGGTCATACTTGAGTACGGTTTTAACCATAAGGATTGTGAGCACTATTGTGAAGACTGCGAAAAGAAGCAGGCGGAGGAAGAATAATGTATAATCGAAAACAGGTGCACCGGAACGCCAGCATTGCGCTGCTCAAAGTCACGATAAAGGACTACAAGCGGCGCCTACGTGAATTTCTGAGACAGGTAAAACGATGGCTAAGACAAGGGCTCAACAGAATAAAGCAATACGTCAAGAATCTTTAAGAGAGTTCATGGCGGCCAAATGCACGGTTCAGCATGCTATTGATTGTATTGATGAACACGCTGAGCTGGACCCCACCGAAGAGCATTTCAAGAATAGGTCGGACAAGATCACTACGAACTTTGCAATGCGCATGAAGATGATTAACAAGTATCTGCCAGATCTAAAGGCGCAAGAGATCGAGCACTCTGCTAGTGATACCTTAATCAAGGCAATCGAGCGTAAAATTGTCGATACTACAAATTGACACACCTCGGTGGTTTGTACCGCTATTAGAGCCAGCTCGATACAAAGGTATCTGGGGTGGTCGAGGATCGGGCAAGTCACACGCTGTTGCCGAATACATCGTAGAGCGATCTGTCATGGGTCGCTGTGATGTTGTTTGCATACGTGAAGTACAGAAGTCACTACAGCAGTCGGTCAAAAGGCTGCTCGAGCTAAAGATTGAGGCGCTCGGAGTCGAATCATATTTCGAGATACAGCACGACCGAATCAAGTCTAAACACAGTGGGGTAATTATCTTTACCGGCATGAGCAATCACACAGCCGATTCTATCAAGTCACTTGAGTCATTCGACATCGCATGGTTCGAAGAGGCCCAGACGTGCTCTCAGCGCTCCCTAGACCTACTCCGGCCTACTATGCGGAAAGAAACCTCTGAGCTGATCTTTACGTGGAACCCTCACCTCGATACCGATCCGATTGATATGCTGCTGAGAAGCGATAACCCACCGCCAAGTTCTCAGGTCGTCCGCGTTAACTACTCTGATAACCCTTGGTTCCCTAGTGTGCTGCAAGAAGAGATGCAGTACGACATGAAGCGGGACATGGAAAAGTATCAGCATGTCTGGCTTGGTGAGTACATTAAGAACTCTGAGAGCCGGGTATTTAAGAACTGGTACGTAGAAGAGTTCGAGACACCGAAAGATGCTACACTACGCTTCGGGGCTGACTGGGGATTCTCTGTTGACCCAACGGTATTGGTTCGCTGCTTTATTGTGGGCAGGAAACTGTATATTGACTACGAGGCTTACATGGTCGGCTGTGAGATTACGAACACGCCTGAGCTGTTTATGTCAGTGCCTGAGAGCGAGCGTTGGCCTATTGTCGCTGACAACGCCAGGCCAGAGACAATCAGCTACATGCGTAACCACGGGTTCCCTAAGATCGTGCCGGCAGTGAAAGGCCCCAAGAGCCTAGAAGAAGGTATCGAGTGGCTAAAATCATTTGATATAATAGTTCACCCAAGATGCGTTCATACGATTGATGAGCTCACAATGTATTCGTACA